TGTGGTGGGATAAGCTGCTGTCGGCAGGGATCTCCGCAGGTGTGGCGGCGTTAATCAGTCTGATCGCATCCGTGATTGTGAGGTGATAGGATGCTGGTATCAATCCCGATCATGATTATCACAGCAGTCACTTGGTTTCTGTCCAAGCTGATCTAAAACGCAAAAGCCCTCCGTCGGGCGGCGGAGGGCGAAATTTTAAAATTGGAGGAATATATATGCTGAAAAATATTAACTGGAAAGTACGGCTGAAAAGCGGCCCGTTTTGGCTGGGCGTCGCCTCGGCTGTTATCATGGCCGTGTTCTACATCCTGAATCTTTGCGGCGTGGTGACGAATGTAACCGCAAGCCAGATCATAGAGGCCGTGCAGTTGCTACTGCTAATCCCGGCATCGATTGGAATCATCAGCGACCCGACCACAAAAGGCGTGCAGGATAGCCAGCTTGCCATGACGTATGACGCGCCGAAAGCGGATAAAACGGAATGAAAATGACAAGCCTCGACTTCCTAAGAAAAGTCGAGGCTATTTTTCTCTGCTTTTGAGCGCAAATACAAATCCGAACAGAGATGATAACATGAATTTTAATAATTCAAACACACCAGTCAACAAGGCACTGCTCTTTAATCCCAAGTTGGTCAAGATGGTATCTGAGGCGTAAAAAACCATAATGAGAACAATTAAGCCCACAAGCAGATGAAAAGCCTTTTCGCGAAGCTGGAGATCCTTGACGCCCTTTAAAGCACTCAGAGCCTTTTCGTAATCCATGACTTCCTTCGATGGCATTCGAACCTCTATGTCTTCGCTGCTTTCTTTGGGCGGGATATCTTCCTCGGTTTGAATATCTGGAATGTCAACGGTTTCTTGCTTAATCTGTGTAGTCATCCTTAATGTCCTCGAACTTTAAAATCGGACTGTCTGCCTCAAAAGCTTTTCTCCATGCGCTACCATCTTGGTGAGTTAATTTAGATAAGGTGATTCCGTCTTTGAATTTATGCCTGTTCCATATGCGATTAATTGATTCGCACACGAATCGATCTGCGGCTTCGTTTATGACATATACTTCATTGTTCGCAGTTTTAGCAAACCGCGTAATTGGTTTTGCTTTAAATGTTTTGAATTCATCATATACACTTCTAAGGACAGGCCCGTATTGCCAAGTTTGAAACTCTTCGGTAAACAAAGGAGAACCCGTGCTCTGTAAGTAATCACGATAGATAAAATAAATCAGTTTTTGGAGTTTCATTGGGGAAACAGGGATGTCTTCATCAAACGACTTTTTTAATATTGTATTACTTAACGCTTGTACCGAAATCATACGTGTTCTACCTCCTTTTGATACTCCTCTGTTTCCATCCAAATCATACCATATTTTATAATCGTTTGTATATACCTTTTTTTGATTTTTTATAAATTTATCCGATTTTTTACATAAAAAGGGGAGATTAAACTGTTTTAATATATTTTTCATAAAACACACCTCCCATTTAATTATATCAGAATATAAGAACAAACGTTCTGCATAAAAGAATAATATTTACCTTTTTATATATTATTTCACCGTCTATATAATAACCGTTAAAAAGTCGAATTATGTTTTATTATATAAATTAATAAAAATAATTTTGTGTATTATTATATAAAAATAATCCCCGGGGACCGCATAATGGGTCTAGGGGATTATATTGGCGCTAGAATCAATATTATAAATCGTTGAGGATGTCGACGGCAACCTTCTGGATGTCCGGAATGACGTGGGTGTAGGTACGCAAAGTTGTTGTTAAATCAGTGTGACCCATGCGCTCGCTAACCGCAGTAAGTGGAACGCCGCGCGAAATAAGCATAGTTGCATGCGTGTGCCTCAAGTCGTGAAATCTACGCCTCCGTACCCCTGCGCGATTGCAGGCTTTGACCATATTATGCGATACGTCGTTCGGGACAATCAATCGGTTGTCGGGCGGGAGGGTGAAAACAAAATCTGACGAGACGTGCTCCTTGCGTTCCATGAGGGTCAATAGAGCCGTATCGCATAAGCGGATACGGCGAAACGAGCCGCATTTTGGGGCGCGGATTTGTATCATATCTCTAGTCTCCCCAACGAGTGATCGTCTCACTTGCAGATATCCTAAATCAAAGTCAATATCCTCCCACTTGAGAGCCAATAATTCTCCTCGGCGCATACCTGTCCTGAAAGCGATAATCACCATATCCCTAAACCAATCTGGGCGGGCGGCTTTAATCAATAAATTGATTTCCGCAAGAGTAAATGCTTCCCCCGCCGAAGCTCTGGGGCGATGCTTATAGTGGATATCAGATAAAACCTCACAACCCACCCCAAATTTCACTCCATATCGTAGCACCTGCATCAGCACTTTGTTTGCCTCAGGCGATGCGTTGTCCATAACCGGCTGAAGGAGACTGGCAGTAATGTCGCCTAGATCAGCAGATCCTATGTAAGGTAAAATATAGACATTTGCATTTCTGCTGCTAGCAATAATTGTGCTTTCACATAAATCATAAGTTCTTTTCGCGATCCACTGATCCCATAATTGCCTGTATGTCACTTTTTTCTTTCCTTTCGTGGGGGGGCGTGGTATAATAATCACGGCCCCATGAATAATGTTTAGCCGCAATGTCAGGGCCTGCGCCGTTTGCTTTTGTGGTGATTAGCAAGCGGCGTTGTCATTTATCTCGATTTCGATTGGCTCCGGGCAATCCTCCTTATCTGCAAAAATTGCAATACGCATCTCGCGAACCGGATTTTTGATCGGACTACGTTTAACGCTCGCGTGGAGAATCAACTCCACAAAATGCCGAGAACCACATGTGATATCATCGCCTGCATATTTAAGATAAGCGCGAACAAGGTGTTTTCCGTTTAAAGACTTATCGTTTAGTCTTAGGATTCGGTCAAAATTTAGTTCGACCGCTTCTTTGAGGGTCTCACCCTCAATGCGATTACTTGTAGATAAATTGCGATATCCGGCAGTGTCAACTTTCCATTGTTTCATGATCTTGTCCTCCTTTTATTTTGCAAAATCTCATGTGGCTGATATCAAGTTTAAATTAAGAAAAAACTTAAAAGTGGAGGCCTCGCTCCCGTTATCGATTTGATTGCGCGCGAAGTCGTTGATCCAAGACGATCGTGCGAACCTGAGTTGCCGCAAGATAGCGTTGTATTGACAAATTAATGAGATCACATCCTCGCCATTATATGGGCCTCCATTCGCGATGTATGTCTGCATGGCCTTATCTATATCGGCGATGCGTTTATCGTACAGGCTACCCCAGTCATCATCTGTGTACTCCTCCGTTGGCTTGGGGATCGACTGCCAGATGTTGCTCATGATTACGCCGAGTGGATCATCGCAATAGCGTAATATATTGCAGGTTAGCTGCGGGTTGTCGTAGATACTCCTGTGTAGATAATTCTTGTCGATCATGTACATTTCTCCTTTTTAATAAATTATCATTATCGACGCGCTTTTAAGCTGCGACGAAATCGCCAGATAAGTTGTCAACATATCCAATTTTGATTTCGCGCTTGCAATTCCAGGCGTTGGTATAAATACGAGTGCTCACATAGGTGCGGTTACGACCACCCTTGACCCAATCATTTGCAATAACGCGGTAGTTCCACTTGGATTCTTTTCCAGCCTCTTCGGCGGACATCATAGCTTTTTCGAGCGCCCACGCGGACCTGAGCGCCACAGACATACTCACATCGTAGGTCTTTTTAAGGTTCCAGGCGTTTCTCATAATGTTGCTTAGATCGTATTTCATTTTTACTTCCTCCGTATCTCTTATCTTGTTTATATTATATCGCTAACGATTATTAATGTCAACTGTTTTTGATATAAAAATCAATTAAATATAACACAAATATCAATCGGAATAATTGTGCAACATGTCAATAAGAGTTGACAAAATAGCGGCAGGTGATATAATAAGAATGAGATAGGAGGGATGGTGATGGATATCCGCAAAGGATTTAAGCGGATGCAGTTTGAAAGGGACATGTCGCAAACGCAGGTCGGAGAAAAACTAGGCATGTCTGGAGCCAATGCAAGCAGGTATTTTTCCCGAAAAGATTTTAGAATATACGATGATATTATCCGCGTTGCAGATGCAATGGGATATGACGTAAAGCTCTGTTTTGTGGATAGAGAGACAGGCAAAGAGATCGAGTGTGATTGATTCTTTTTTTGTCGCGCGCGGCGCGTGGATTGAAATGGGTGAAGGTCTGGGGCAGAAAGATATTGGACACTCCAACGCGCGTAAAAAAAGCCCCTCTGTGGCATACTGCATATGAGGTGATCTTTATGGCAGTATCCCATAGAGGGGCAATATCTTTTGGCCTTGTGCATATCCCTGTTGGATTGTACACGGCCACTCAGGACAATGATATCCATTTTAATCAGCTCTGCAAGGATGACCATAGCCGCGTCCGTTACAAAAAAGTGTGTGCAAGCTGCGGCAAAGAGGTCAAAAATACTGATATCGTCAAGGGGTTTGAGTACGGCGATGGGAAATATGTCGTTGTAACTGACGAGGATTTTGAAAAAATCAAAACCGAAAAGGATAAAAGCATCCAGATCATGCAATTTGCAGACTTGTCCACGATCCGGCCGATCTACTATGACAAAACGTATCACGCTCTGCCGGAGACGGGCGGCGAAAAAGCGTTTGAGCTGCTGCGCCGCGCCATGCACGACGAGCAGAAGGTAGCCGTTGCAAAAACGGTGATGGGAAACAAGGAGACGCTGCTCGCCTTGATCCCCACAGATGACGGCATACTAATCGAGACCATGTTTTTTGCGGACGAAATTAAGGATAAGCCCAAAGATGTGCCGCGCCCCGATGTGAGCGAGGCGGAATTGTCGATGGCAAAGCAGTTGATCGGCACGATGGTTAAGCCATTTGAGCCTGCCGCGTATAAGGACGAGTATCAGGAGCGGCTAAAAGCGCTGATCGAGCAAAAAATTGCAGGAAAAGAAATTGTTGCCCCGGCCCCGGAAAACGAGGGCAACATTATCAGTCTGGAGGAGGCATTGCTCGCCTCCCTGAACCAAAACAAACCCAAAAAGTCGCGTAAGAGCAGGGGCGCATGATGGATTTGTTTGAGCAAAAAAATATCCACCCCATGCTGATAGGGGCGGACGGTGAACCATTTGACAGTCCCGATTATATCTATGAGCTAAAGCTCGATGGGGAGAGGTGCGTTGCATATCTCGACCCCAGAGAGGGGACGGAACTGCGCAACAAACGCAATGTAAAAATGCTCCCCAAGGTGCCGGAACTGGCGGAACTACACAAGCAGGTCAAAAAACGCTGCATCTTGGACGGAGAGTTGTTGATCATCAAAGACGGCAAACCGAATTTTGCCGAAATCCAGCGGCGCAGCCTCATGAACAACCAGTTTAAAATACGGCTGGCGGCGCGTCAGTTCCCAGCGACTTTTGTTGCGTTTGACTGCCTTTATCTCGACGGGGAGGATATAACAACTCATAAGCTCACTAATCGCAAGGACGCATTGCGTAAAACGATCAAAGAGGGCGGCAGAATTGCTCTTTCCCGCGTCGTGGAGGGACAGGGCACGGAATTTTACCACCTTGCGGAAAAACATGATTTAGAGGGCATTGTAGCCAAAAGAAAGGATAGCATTTACATCCAGGACAAACGAACAAAGGACTGGATTAAGATAAAAAATCTGAAAGATGATGATTTTGTTGTTTGCGGCTACATCCGCAAGGATAACCATATGACCAGTATCGTTTTGGGCCAGTATCAGGACGGTGAAATGGTATACAAAGGCCATGTAACACTCGGCGTAGGCGGTAAGCCCTTCGCGCGGATCGCGGAGCAGCCGGAAACAGACGCGCCGCCCTTCCCGGTGCCAGTGGGTAACGAGAATGCGGTTTGGCTGCGGCCGGAACTGGTCTGCACGGTCAAATTTATGGAGCGGACAGCGAGCGGGGGAATGCGCCAGCCGGTGTTTAAAGGGCTGAGAGACGAGAAAATAGCGGAAGAATGCCGGGTATCGGAGTGATACCCGACGTTTATATTTAATTCGAGCGGACCGGTTTAACTCACGTGACCATATTAACAAGGAGATTTTTGACTTGCATTCTGACTTGCATAAATTCGAAAAAAATCGAAATAATTCGCATTAAATCGGTATTTGATAAAAATAAAAACCACGTAGAAAAGGTCGTTGACCTTATAACTACGTGGTTTTTTAGTATTTATATTATTGTTGTATCGTTTTATTGCGCCCGCGTGGGGTGCGACCTACAATATAGCATAAATGCCCGTAACTACGTTAGATTTAATGCTTGTTGACTTGCATTTGACTTGCATTACCCAGATAATCGTTAAGCTTGTCCACTGATCTTATTTTAAATTTGGTGTCCAGATGCGTATAAATACCAAGCGTTGTTTTTATGTCTGAGTGCCCAAGCAGATCTTTTGCTGTCAGCACATCCACACCCGCCATATAGAGCATCGTGGCGTATGTGTGCCGCAACCAATGCGCCGTGAAATGGGGGATGGTTAAAAGGCTTGATTTCCCGACTTTTGGAGAACCGAACTTTTTATCAATTTCCCTTAGATAATCATCCCACATAACGCGCCAGGAGCTTTCTGACACAATTTGCCCAGTCGCGGACGGGAATACCAATAAACTTGATTTAGGCTGATCTGATAAGTAGACCGCCAGAATTTCCGGAATTGATATCACACGCATCCCCGCGTTTGTTTTGGTGGATGCCTTGACGTGCGGAACACCATCATGAAATTCGACCGATTTATTTACCGTTACAGTGCGATCAGCCAAGTTTATATCAGGCCACGTAAGAGCAAGTAATTCGCCGCGCCGCAATCCAGTGTACATCATTATTACGGCCGCAAGCTGCATTTTATGAGGCGTGTTTAATATCCAGCCTTGCTCCTCTTCTGTTAAGGCTCGCCTGTGGCTTTGCGGGGCATTCTTGGGGATAACCACAGCATCAGCAGGGTTATAATCTAAAACGCGATTTGTGATCGCCAAGCGGAATATTTGCGAAGCCGTTAGCTTGATATCGCCTAAAGTCTTTTTTGAGGTAGGCTTACCGGTATGCGGGTTCTCGGCTGCCAGAGCGTCAACGATTTCTTGTATGTCATAGGTTTTAATATCGGATATGCGCAATCCATGCAGATTTTCCAAGCGTTTTATATACCCCTCATAAGACCTGACCTGAGAAAAAGATATATCCGCTTCTTTGTATTTAATCCAGCGTTTTGCCCAGTCCCCGAACGTATCGCGCTCTGCTGTCACGTCGATCCCTTTGCGCAGAGCAAGCTTAACCTGTAGGGCCGCT